ATCAGTGGGAAGTCATAGAGTTTCCAGCGATCATGCCATCAGGTGAACCTGTCTGGCCACAATATTGGAAACTTGATGAGTTAGAATCTGTTAAAGCTTCGCTGTCCGTGGGCAAATGGAATGCACAATGGATGCAAGATCCAACGGCAGAAGAAGGATCTATCATTAAACGTGAGTGGTGGAACATTTGGGAGAAAGGTTATATTCCAAAATTAGAACATATCATTCAAAGTTATGATACAGCTTTTCTTAAAAAAGAATCTGCCGACTATTCGGCCATTACAACATGGGGCGTCTTTTATCCAAACGAGGACAGCGGACCGGCTCTTATCCTGTTAGATTCACATAAAGAACGATTAGAGTTTCCTGAACTACGTAAAGTTGCTTTCGAGCAATATAAGTATTGGAATCCTGATACGGTCATCATTGAGGGTAAAGCTTCCGGAATGCCATTAACATATGAGTTGCGAAAGATGGGGATACCTGTTATAAATTTCACTCCTAGCAAAGGTAACGATAAACATGCTAGGGTAAACGCCGTTGCCCCACTATTTGAGTCAGGGCAAATTTGGGCGCCTGATCATAAGTTTGCAGAAGAGGTGATTGAAGAATGTGCAGCGTTTCCGTATGGAGACAATGACGATTTAGTTGACAGTATGACTCAAGCTGTGATGCGGTTTAGACAGGGAGGTTTCATCACGCATCCAGAAGATGAAAAAAATGAAAACAATTTTAGAAAACAGAATCCAGAGTATTATTAATCTATGCCATTAGCCGCACCTCTTATATTACCCTTTGCAGAATTAGCTGGTATTACCATCGCTGGTTTAGGTATGGCTGCAGCATCTAAAAAAGTTAGTGATTTTATTTCTGCTAATCCTGAAACCAGTACACAAATTTTAACGATGTTAGTTCCAGGTGGTCAGGGACTTAATGCATTATTTAAAAAGAAAGCAAGTGTCACTCTTGAAGATATCGAAGATATGACAGATGAAGAAGCTCAAAATTTATCAAAAGAAGATAAAGCAGAAATTATGAAAGAGGTAGGTAAAAGTAAAGGTGGAGATAAACGACAAAGAATGATTGACATATCAGAGAAGTTAGGTTTATCAGGTGAGGGTAAAGAGAAACAAAAGATCTTTGATGAAGTAGAAGAAAGATATGATGAAGGCGGCGTTGAAGATGCACCGAAACCAAAGTTTGATTATAAAAAATTTTTTAGAAATAGAAACGCGGACGGCGGAGCGATAGGCATTGAAGTTTTATTTGAAGAAAAAAAAGATGGTGGAAGAATAGGATTCGCTAATGGTGGAGAAAATATAATTGGTGCAGATTTAAAAGAAGGTCCATATGAACAATATAAAGATAAATTTGCTGAAGCATTTGAAATAGGAACAAAATATCCAAGTATAAGTCAAGGACCTTTTAATCCACAAGGAATGAGTTCTGATATGCGACATCAATTAGGAGCATCTGGAGGAAAAGATACTATTATAGATTATCTATCAAACTTTGGTATTAATCCTCAAGGTAAATTTGCAGACACAGTTGGTAATTTAGGAATTATAGGAGCAACAGCTCTTACAGAAATTCCCGATGCATTTAAAATGGCTAGTGAAGCTATGAAAAGAAAAGATACAGACGCTTTAACAAGTGGTAAATTTTTAACACAACCACTCGAAGATGTTAAGTCTAATTTTGCAGCTATGAATATTCCATATGGTTTAACCACTCAAGAAAAAGAAAATTTAATTCTTTCGAATTATCCTGGTTATATACCAAACATAACTACACCTAATTATAGTTATGGAGAAGCAGCAGCTGCAGATTTTCAAGGCGGTGAAATGCTTCAAACACCAGGTGTCATGGTTGATGCAAACGAGGGCTTTAGAACATCTCCAAGAACTAACGTTGAAGGTAGAGATTTAGAAGCGGATTTAGGTACTAGAATAAATCCTGATATACAACCACAACAAAATATATTTCAACGTGCTGGAAATGTTTTTAGTTCTATAAAAGATAGCATACCTAACTTTGGTGTTTTAGGTTTGCTGAACAATTTAGATCGGTTTGATAGTTTACCAATAGAAGATAGACAATTTATTCTAGATCAAGCAGGAGGTAATCGGCCTAACAAAGATCCTTTTGGAATTAATATAAGAAGTGCTTTTGGAAATTATGCAGACTATGTAAGAAACAAAGGTATATTTGCTCCTGGTAAAAGAGGAGAATATTACAGATCTTTAAATATTCCTGGATTGGACACTGCTATGAAAGAAACTGTGGCTAGAGAGCAAAGAGCGAAAAGAGCTTATGAAAAACAAATTAGAGATGCTGCAGACGCTGCAGCAAGAGAGCAAGCTAGAATAAGATCTATCACAGCTGGTTATGGTGGTAGTGATGATAGTAGAGGAGCAACAGGACCAACAGCAGCAGGAGCTGGCATGGGTGTTGGTGGTGGATATGCTTCTGATTATGGATTCTTAAAAGATGGTGGTCTTGCTACAATGTTTACAAGGAAAAGATAATGGATATTAAATACAACGACGTTATTGGAGCTTTTGTTAATACAGCAAATGATGAACCTGTAACGCAAGCAGAATTATTGGCATGGGCTTCAGAAAACCCATTACCCATTGATGAACCTAAAAAGTCAAACCCAGCTTTAATGAACGAAGTTATTGAAAGTTTGACAGTCAAAGAAACACCTGATACTACTGAAGTAGGTGTTGAAACAATTACAGATAAAGGATAAAATATCTCATGGCTACAATAGATAAATCTTTGCCCAATCAAAAAACGACTGTAGAGCTTCCAGGAGAAGCGGAGATCGAAGAGGCAGTAAAAGAAAAAGTTGAAGAAGTACAAACCGAAGGCGGACCTGTTGAAATAGAAATGACAGAAGAAGGTGGAGCAGAAGTTTCTTTTGATCCAGCTGTTGCATCTGTTGAAGGGGGTGAAGATCATTTTGAAAATCTAGCAGAATTTATAGGTGATGATACTTTAGATGAATTAGGTTCAAAGCTTTACGATCAATACACAGAATACAAAGAATCAAGAGGAGACTGGGAACAGTCTTACAGAGAAGGTTTAGAATTATTAGGTTTCAAATACGAAAGACGAACAGAACCTTTCAGAGGTGCATCAGGTGTTAATCACCCTGTGCTCGCTGAAGCGGTTACACAATTTCAAGCACAAGCTTACAAAGAATTATTACCAGCAGATGGTCCTGTACGTGCACAAATTTTAGGTGATGTAAATCCACAAAAACAAGACCAAGCTAATCGAGTTAAAGATTTTATGAATTATCAAATCATGGATCAGATGAAAGAATATGAACCAGAGTTTGATCAAATGCTTTTCTATCTTCCCCTGTCCGGCTCTACTTTCAAGAAAGTTTATTATGACGATCTCTTGGGTAGAGCCGTATCCAAATTTGTACCGGCGGATGATTTAATTGTACCTTATTCCGCTACATCTTTAGATGATACAGATGCTATCATTCACGTTGTAAAAATTTCTGAAAACGATTTAAGAAAACAACAGGTTGCAGGATTTTATAGAGACATAGATTTAGGTAGACCACCAATAACTGAAAATCAATTAGAAGATAAAAAATTAGAATTAGAAGGTATTTCAAAAGATGGTCAAGAAGATCAATACACACTTTTAGAAGTACACACAGATTTAGATTTAGCAGGCTATGAAGATGAAGGTGAAGACGGAGAACCAACTGGAATTAAATTACCTTATATTGTAACGATCGCACAATCTAATAATAAAATTTTATCAATCAGAAGAAACTATCAACCTACTGATCCGATGAAGAAAAAAATTCAATACTTTGTACAATTTAAATTTTTACCTGGTACAGGTTTTTATGGCTTTGGTTTAATCCACATGATTGGTGGTTTAACAAGAACAGCAACAGCTGCGTTAAGACAATTACTTGATGCAGGAACTTTATCTAATTTACCAGCTGGATTTAAATCTAGAGGTATTAGAGTTAGAGATGATGCACAACCATTACAACCTGGTGAGTTTAGAGATGTAGATGCACCGGGTGGAAATATTAGAGATCAGTTTATGCCTTTACCTTTTAAAGGTCCTGATGCAACTTTATTATCTTTAATGGGTGTTGTGGTACAAGCAGGCCAACGTTTCGCGTCTATCGCAGATGCACAAGTGGGTGACATGAATCAAAACGCGGCTGTCGGTACAACCGTAGCATTATTAGAACGTGGTTCAAGAGTAATGTCAGCCATACACAAAAGATTATACGTAGGATTAAAACAAGAGTTTAAATTATTATCAGAAGTTTTTAAAACTTACTTACCACCGGTTTATCCATACGATGTACCTGGTGCAAGAAGAGAAGTTAAAGTTCAAGACTTCGACGATAGAATAGATATTTTACCTGTAGCAGATCCAAATATATTTTCTCAAACGCAGAGAATATCAATGGCTCAAACACAACTACAATTAGCCCAGTCTAACCCTCAAATACATAACCTGTACCAAGCGTACAGGTCTATGTATGATGCATTAGGTGTAAAAAATGTAAATGCAATTTTACCACCACCTCAAACACCACAACCATTAGATCCAAGTTTAGAACATATACTTGCAATGAGTGGAAAACCTTTTCAAGCGTTTCCAGGACAAGATCACAAAGCACACATTGATGCGCATTTAAACTTTATGAGATTAAATATGGTGCAAAATAATCCAATCGCTATGAATGGATTACAAAAAAACATTTTAGAACACATTTCTTTAATGGCACAAGAGCAAGTTCAGTTAGAATTTGTACAAGAGATACAAGAATTACAACAATTAACTCAACAATTAGGTCCAATGATGCAGAATCCACAAGCGATGATGCAAAATCCTATGATGATGCAGTCACAACAACGTATTCAAAAAATTACAAGCGACATTGAAGCAAGAAAAGCTAAACTTATTGCAGAAATGACAGAAGATTATGCAAAAGAAGAAGAAAAAATCATGGGTGAATATGGAGGAGATCCATTATTAAGACTAAAAGGTAGAGAATTAGACCTTCGAGCACAAGAAAACCAAAGAAAAAAAGATGAAGGTCAAGAAAGATTGGATATAGACAAAATGAAAGCCATGATGAACAAGGAAATACAGGAAGATAAGCTAGAACAGAACGAACAACTGGCTGGTTTACGTGCTGGAGTCTCATTAGCAAAGCAACAAATGTCTGACGCTAGTAAAATTCATGATTTTGGTAGAAACTTCCCTAAAAAATAGTTATAATAAAACAATAAGGAGAACAATATGACTAAAGATTGGATGAAAGGTCAAGGTTACGTTAAAGCGCCTAAAATTGAAAAAGAATTAGGTGTTGGCAAGGACGGTTACCAACAAGGTGGCGTTCCTGTTGAAATGACTAACCCGGATGAATCTCAAGTGGTTGATGTTAAAGGTACTAGACGTATGAGACCTGACAAAAAACCAGTTAAAGCTACTTGGTACTAGTATGGCTTGGTTCAGTTTAGCAAAGATTGCTATGCAAGCTGGCGCAAAGATATATTCTAACCGTCAGAAAACTAAAATGGCTATGTCTGATGCACAATTAATGCATGCAGAAAAAATGGCTCGCGGTGAAGAATCTTACCAAGGCAAATTACTAGAAGCGAGACAAAACGACTATAAAGATGAATTCGTTTTGATAATTATTTCGGCGCCCATCGTGGTACTTATGTGGGCGGTGATGTCGGACGATCCGACTGCTATGGAGAAGGTAAAATTATTCTTCGAATATTTTCATGAGCTTCCGAAATGGTTCACGAATTTATGG